CCAAAATGAACTGAATCTGAACTACTAACTGTAGCTTTTATTGCATCAGAAGGTTCTAAAACTAAAGGTGATCCAGTAAAAACTTCTCCTGATGTGTTAGCAGCAAGAGTATGCGTTTTAAGTATAGTATACTCAGCACTAGCTGAATTATCTGCTACATCTAATGATAATGTTGGTGTATTACTTGTATTATTAGTTACCAATATAGACTTTATAATTAAAGTCTCATCTGATGCTGCAGTTAATAATGCAGTCTCACTACTTGTTGCTAATGCAACTCCTTTAAATTTAAAAGTATTTGCCATATTAACTTAATGTTAAATTTGTATTTCTTCCAACTTCTAAATATTTACTTCCATTATACCTAAATATAAATAAATCTCCTTTAGATGCTGTTGTAGTTAATGTTGGAGCTTCATCATCTTTAAACTCATAAATAGCATTCCAAGTAATAGTTCTAGAACCTGTACCATCCTGAATTATAAGTAATGAAACAAATTGTCCTGTAGTTCCATTTGATGCTGCTGCTAAAGTTCTGTTTCCTGCAAGTGTAACTTTTGCTACATCTGAAGTAGAGGCATCCCATGATATTGTAGATCCATCTGTAAGAGTAGCTTCAGCATAACCTATTTTTGCAGTAGTAATTTGATTATCTGCAACATGAGCTGTATCAATACTTCCATCTGTATAATGTTCGCTGTTAATTGCATCATCTGCAATCTTTGCGTTAGTAATTGCATCAGCTTGTATATCTGAAGTTGCAAT